ACCAGATATGGATTGTTTTCGTAAAGCACCGACCAGAGGATCTGGTTCTGGTTCCCTATGGCTACTCGCTTACCGGTTTCAGCGTGGAGGAGTTTGGCTCTCCCTGCTGCCATCACTTGATCTCCGATTCCGATAAGCCCTCTCCAACATCTTTTCTGGTCTCTGTCCAGTAAGTTGATTCACCCTCAACACCGCATTGTGCCAAGTTTGAGCATGCGGACAGTCTCTATAGCCTTCTATACCGGGACATCCGAGAGTGTAATGTACTAGTTTTGGGTCCTCACACTCTACTTCATTTACTAACATGTTCCATTCAAGTGGCAAGGCTCCTATTTCCGAATTCCTCAACCACTTAAAACGATGCAAAACTTCCGGCCCTGCACATTCAACATAGTCTCGAGTTAGACAGAGATTAGACGGATGACCGCAATTCCAGATAACAACTGAAGACCAGTTCTTCCGTGGGTAATCCACATTATCATTCTCAATGGGAGTACCAATGTACTTCCTCTTGCTGGAGGTCTTGTAATTGTGCTTGACCACCTGTACTGCCTTTGTTGGATCTCTCTTGTCCCAAAGCTCTTGAAGGTCGCCCAAGACAATCATGTCTCCGTCACAAAATATAGCCCACCCTTGAAAGTCCATCATAAGCGGAACAAGGTATCGTGAATAGATAAACCTATTGGTTCCATCTTGCTGCCCATCAAAATCATCCAACATAGGTCCATGGACTGGTGTAATTGAAACAGGAGAGAAGGTGTTGTCTATAATCGACTGATTAAACGCGTGAAACACAACGCTCTCACGCTCATCGTAGCCCACAAAGAGTTTAATTATACTATTATGCATTCTCACCACACCATGATGTAGTCGCCCGACATGACCGCATGTTGAGTCATCCCCAAACCTTCCAAGTAAGTAACCGCCTGGGTCTGTTCAAGGCCGAACTTCTGGGCCCGTCCTGGCTTTTGCTCTACGATGATAGTCGGTTTACACCGTAGAATAGTCTGTTCAGCACCCTGCATGGCAAACAACTCGTATCCTTCACAGTCCGCCTTGATAAAGTCGACTCCATTTAAGCCCAAGTTATCAATCTGACAAAGATCTGCTCTCTCACCTTCTTCATTCTTCGGGTCTGGCCAGGAATCTCCCGAACTGTGCGGGTCAGTCTTCATAAAAACAACACCTTCCTCAGCGCCACAAGCAGCAGCATGTAAGAACCAATTGTTTCCTACTTTCTGGTCCTCCATGTTTTGTATAAAACACTGGCGGTGTGCCGCACACGGCTCAAAGGCCTCCACTTGTTGAAACTCCCGGACAAAAAGCATCGACCATAAGCCAACGTGCGCACCGATATCGATTACCGTTCCCCGCCCCGACGTCATAGCCAAAGCAGCTCGATATTTCTTGAGCTGATAGGTTCCCCGACCATGTAACTCCGGACCCCTGTCCAGCATCATCGTCAGATGAGTCTCGCCATCTGGTAACCATATTCCTTTATGTTGTATCATCCCCAGTCCAATATAAAGTCACCAGAATATTCCAAGAACAACCTCATCCCTAGGCCCTGCAAATAGCTTACTGCTCCCCTTTCTTCTAGATTATGCCTCGACGGCCAGCCCGGTTTCTGCTCCACTATTATTGTTGGTTTGTTCTTTCTTATAGTTTCTTCTCCACCCCTTAAAATATGTTCTTCGTATCCCTCACAGTCGACCTTAATTAAATCAACCTCTTTGAAGCCGAAAGAGTCCAGAGTAGCAACCGAAATAAGCTCCACATCACTCTCAGTATCCGGATCATAATCTGGGTCCAAGTATGTATTCCCTGTCTGGCCTGGTGTACCAGTTATCATCGGCCATTCGAATTCTTCCGCCCCAAGAGCCTGAGTGTGCATAGTCCAATTATCACCCTCAACGTTCTTCTCAAAACACTCCCTAAACAACTCTATAGGTTCAAAAGCCTCAACCTTACTAAAATGTCTGCAAAAGAAGATCGACCAAAACCCAACATTAGCTCCAATATCTATGACTGTCCGCCTACCCTCAGTAGCCATGATAGCCTTTTTCAATTTCCTGTACTGATAAGTCCCACGACCATCAACTTCAGGTGACTTCGGCGAATCCATCACCATTTGGTAGTGAGTTTCTCCATCCGGTAGCCAGATACCTTTATATTGAATCATTCTTATCTCCTTACCTCAAACGACGGTGGGATTGGGGGATTACGTGAAGAAGTTTGGTACCGCTCTTCCAGTTAGAGGTTTGTTCGTCATTCCATCTTGCAGATCCTCTTCCAGGACTCTTTGGGGATAGCCCTTTTCCATTTCTGCAATACTAAACTGGTTGGCTGCTAACGCGTGCAACCAACGTTGACGATCCTCTGGATAATACGGCGTTTCTATCAGAGATATGTCATCCAGACCTACACTAACCGCACATCCTGGCAAAGTCATAAAAACTGGCACTCCCCTTACTATCGACTCAATAGCTGCCTTACTATTGTACGTAACCATAGCGTATGCCTTACTCAAATCCTCTTCCAAAGTAATGCCTGTCTTTGACACTTTCTTCCCTCCAAGCATCGAGCCTGGCTTTGCCCTGATCCTGAACTGCCTATCAGTCGACAGTTGAAGTTTCTTTATGGTATCATCTACCCAAGCCATTGGGCTTAGCTTCATCAAGCGAGCGTACGCCTCAGTCGGTGGTAGGAGAAGGATGTAATCCCCACTCTTCCTCCACGGATAAAGGGTACGCCACGCGTCCATCCTCTTGAAACGCTCCTTACCTCTAGAAAAGTCCCCTTCGCCTGTATGTTGGTACCAATTATACGTGATAGAATAATTCCCTGCCCAATGACCAGGTTCCATATAACCGTTGTCCATGTAAACCCAATCCTTACCGGACTGTATAGCGTGGCATTGACAGGACTGAAGCCTTCTCAACAGCCCATATATAACCACATCGTGTGGGTTCTTCTGCACAACATAATCACTAGGACACATTGTAGCCTCAGATAGGCCCACCGCGTATGCGCTCCCTATTACGTTGGAGTTTCTTCCTCTTGAGACGACAACTTGCATTCCATCAACCTCGTAAACGCTTCCCCCGACTTTATCTCATCAAGGTTCCACTGTGCATATGATAAATCCCAAAAAGCCTGCTTCCTGGCTACACTACTCTTTAACGGTTCTTCAACCATCAACCCTTGCCGGCAACCCTTCTGCAACACACAATGCGGAGCAGAGTAGAATACAGGTATCCCATCCAATAGAGCTGTAGTTGCGCAGTTACTAGCCCACATCACTATACAAGCGGCTCCTGCCAACTGTTTCTCCAAAGGCTCCTGTTCTGTCTGCTGTATTCGCCCCGGATGGGGACGATGAATAACTGGTAAATCCTGGGACCGTTCCAGGGTCTCTGCTATCCTCTCGCCCCAATTCGGCGGTGACTTCATTGTCGGTGATCCAATCCCTCTTTGACCAATCACCAGAATATGATCTCCACCATCTCTCCATGGCTTCGGATTTATTCCAAACCTAGACAGGCGATCTTCCTCCCCTTGGGGAATAAGCCCCGATCCATTATGACCATTCACAGCCATCGCCAGATACTCTCTCCCATCAACATCAGCCTTGATATACGGATTCTCGCACACAATCACTATTCCACCCTTCGCAATAATCTTCGAAGTTTGGTCTAACTTACCATGTAGATTCCACGTGACGTACAGTATTTCTTCTCCTACTAATTGGTCTGGGTGGTTAACTTGTCGATAACCCAAAGCATCAAAGCCTTCAACTATGGCTTCGCGCTTATGCGCCTGTTGAACCCTCATTGCCAGGTAGCAGAGTTTCATACTGAAGGGAGTGTCACGCCGACCTGGCCTTGATACTTCCCACCCTTGTCTTTGTAAGAGACTTCGCAGAGAGAGTCGTTCCTGTGAAACAGGAGTTGACAAATGCCTTCGTTCGAATAGATAAGCGCTGGGTTGGGAGTTGTATTGCTAATTTCAAGCGTAATATACCCCTCCCACTCGGGTTCAAGCGGAGTTACGTTCACGACAATACCACACCTGGCGTAAGTAGACTTGCCAATGCATACTACTAGACAGTCGCGAGGAACCCTAATGTACTCATACGACCGACATAAAGCAAAGCTATTCGGCGGGATACTAATTGGACCTTCCGACACAATACACACAAAATTATTTGGGTCAAAGGCCTTCGGATCAACCTGAGCATTTAGCACGTTCGTGAAAATCTTGA